TCCTACCCCTACTCCTACTCCTACCCCTACTCCTACTCCTACTCCTACTCCTACTCCTACTCCTACTCCTACTCCTAAGCCTGATCCATACAAAGGACGAGATCCATTCAGAACTTTTGATCCAAAAGGTGAAAATCCTTATAAAGCCCCAAGTTATGAGGCAGCAAAAAATAGAATGTATGAGATGCTATTTGATAGAGCAGAAGTCAAAAGAGAGAAAAGACAAATGAGAAAAGAAGAGAGAAAGTCTATAAGTGGAATGAATAAGCGAGAAAAAAACAGAAGAGATAATGATGGAGGGGAAATAAATATTGGAGATGTGCAAGGGGATCGTGGATCTGTAGGAAATCTTGGTAATATTTTAGGGTCATAGTAAAGACAAAATTTTAAAAGGTGTTTTAATAGAATAAATACCTTTAGTATGAATATACATACATTTTTTATCATGCAACTTAAAGAAAAAACTGATCTAAAAAAACATCATGCAAATGTTTTAAAAAAACTTGATGGTGTTCTTTCTACAATTGACAAACTTAGAGAAGATGCTTTGTTCATAGATAAGATACATGGTGAACAGGAATTAAATCTTGATCAGACAATAGAATTATTAAATGGTATAAGATCCCATTTTCTACCACCAAATGCTCCACCAGAGTTAGCTGCAGGTTTCGAAACTAACTCTTTTGATGTATCATAGAAAGGCACTTTACTTATATAAAAATGCCAAGAATCAAAATTGAATATTCAGATCCTAACTCTAATAAGGATTTTGAATACGAATATAATTTTGGAAATGATACTTATGATGATTTTATTCCTCTTCCAGAGATGCCAAGTATGCCTCCAATAGCAGGATCTTTAACAGAATATTAATTTTTATAACAGACATTTTCAACAACCCTTACCATTGCTACGCTTGAGTTCCAGACACTAGTAATAGCAATGGTTTTCTTATGTACAAATACTTGTGCGATGCAAGTATATCTACTTCATAATAAAGTACTCGATAAAAAATAATTATGGAAGACACAAATCAAAAAACTATAAAACAATTAGCTTGGGCAGTGTTATCAAAAGCCACGGGTAGTCAACTAAGTCAGGTAATTAAGGTTACTGGATATAAAGATGCGGACAGGACTGTAGCAGAAGCACCAGATAAATTTTATAAGTCAGGTCCTTTCTACATAAGTTGAAATTCATAAAAAATTCGCTATCTTTTCATAAGAGAGTTATTAGATTTAATGAAATTTCCTATCACTTCTTACGTGGTTTTTGTTCATAATCAAACAATTGGTGCTCACGCTCCACAATTTGAAAAAATTGATGACGCTGAAAATTTTGCTAATTCTATAAGAGCTACAACATCCTTAACCGTTAGTGAACCAATACCTGTAATTATGACAGAGCAAGTGAAATCTAAACTTAATACTGGTGATTAATAATTTTTATGCTATCTTGAGTTATAGAATACATTCAAGCAGATGGCAGTTGTAGTAAGTGTTTCCGTTCCTGATGATTTAAATGCTAAATGGAAACAATCAGATTTAAAGATAAGTCCATCACAAATCTTTCAAATAGCTTTAGAAACTCAACTTGATGGAAAGAATAAACATCTTCAACATTGGAGTTCTAGAGCTCTAGCTGCTGAAAAAAAATTAAAGCTTATACAGGCAATGGTTGGTGCGAATGATAAAGAAGTTAAAAAGTTTGCATGGTTTGAACAAGATAATTAAATTAGACTAAAGTAAACACAGTGATAATTGTATGAAAGTTGTGATCACTCCTACTTTCCAACAAACATCTAATCAAGAAGAGCTGCTGCAACTTCATGATTTTTTTACAGAGTTAAAAGAAAATAGATTAATACCACCTCAAACAAGCATATCTCAATTCAAATTATTATGTTATGAAAGAGGATTAAATGAGTATAGAAAAGATCTTAGAGTATTCGATTGTTGAGTAAAGATAGAATAGATCAAGGAAACAGTAAAACTTAATTCAGTAATGTCATTTAATAATACTTATTTCACTAACAGTAACGATAGAAATATAAGAATGGCAAATGCTGGGCCTAGTACTCCAGTTAAGTTTTACAAAGGAATGGGCTACATGCAAGATTTTGGTGCAGGTCGGGTAAATAATGTAAGACCAAAAGAAGGTTATACCATGCGAGACGTATTTGGTCCGCCAGTTGACCGAGCAAGTACAAACGAGGACTTTGATACCTTTCGAAAAATAGCTCAAGTAGATACAAAAATAGCACAAGGCGGAAATTCAGGAGATTTTGATAAGTATTTAAGAGATACATATGGGTTTACCAGAGAGGATAAAATATATCGCAGAATGCCTGGACACTTACAAAGGGATTTAAAAGACAGTTTTAGAATAGATACAGAAAAAAATAAACAAAGCAACCTTACTGACAGAGTAACAGATTTTATATCTAAGATATTTACCCCACCTGCAGTAGCAGGCACTTTAGATGAAAACCGTGACTTTGTATCTGATTTTTCTGGAGAATTAACTTCAAATATATTTAATCGTGACATACCAAATGTTGATGATATGGTTAGAGATGTTGGTGCAGCTTTTGACGATGGTGGTATTGGTGGTTTAAGTGTGTCAGAACCATCTCAGCGAAGAACAGTAAGAATAGGTGGAATAAGTTTCCCTCAAAGTAGATTTGGTAAACCACAACCTCGTGTTCAATCACCTATGGAAGCTGGAATGGGTACAGGGGCAGAAAGAGCCAGAAATATTGCTGATGCTAATATTCGGGAAGGTGGAGTTGCCAGAGGTAAGTCAGCAGCTAAAAGTAAAGCTCAATCAGCAGCAAAAGCAAGGAAAGCAGCTGGTCAAACTGTTTCTGGTGTTAATGCGAGAAACAAAGCAAGAATGAAAGCTAGAGCTAGAGCTCGAAATAAAGCTCGAAATAAAAAAAGTAAAAGAGGAAAAAAGTGTGATTTAAGATGTAAAGTTGATATTTCATTACTTACAAGTATGAATTTAATGCGTGATGACTTAGCTGAAGTAGCATACTTTGTAAAAGAACTACAAGAGATTAAGTAACATTAAGTCTCTTAGGAGGTGTTTATGAGTGGAGATGTAGGTTTACATAATGAACCAATTATTTTTTATTGTGAGGAAATGACAGAAACAAAATTAATACTTTTAAAACACAAAAAAATAAAAATTAAACTTTATAAGAAAGTTATGAAAAACATAGATAAATTAAAATAACTAAAGAACTATAAGAAAAAATGCCTCATAAAATGGAAAAAGTTATGTCTGAATTTAAAGCAGGCGAACTAAAATCAGGAGGAGATAAAACAGTAAAGAAAAGAAAACAAGCAATAGCTATAGGTCTTGCAATGGATTACAAGGCTCATGGCAAAAAAAATCCAAAAAAAACCTAATTTTTTAATTTTTTTCTTAAAGTAGCTTTGTTTACGGCTTCAGCTCTTTTAGTTTTTGCTGTAAGAGTACCTTTAGATACATCTACATATCTAGGCTGACCTTGGTTTACCTCTTCTCGTAATAATTCTGTATTTGGTCTAATCATTTTTCTTCATACTTTTTGCAGCTCTTTTACTCGCCATCTTTCTAGCTTTTCTAGCTTTCGGTGTATTTTTTACAAACTGTTTACCTTTTCGACTTTCACGTTTCTTTTTATCATCAGTTTTTTTTCTTTCAGCTTTTGACATGGCTGCCCACGCAGCCTCTGGTAAATATCTTGAAGTACCCTTCTTACCTTTTTTTATTGCTTTATCAGCCATATTAGCAATCCTTTATAGGTCCTCCAAACAACCAAGCATCACATGTCCTTGCACTGGCACATTTGAATTTAAATAATTGACAGTAACCTAAATCAGCTCTTCTTTGTACATCATAAGGATCAGCTGCTTTATTTTCATTTATACCTTCAATTATGCAATTTATTATTTTGTCAGATTGGTCAAAGGCCGAACAATTTGCACAGAGAGCTGTCCTTACAGTCCTCACATCACTTTTCCATAACTTAGCTTTCTTTTCCCAAAAACCAGGATCAGGGTTGGCTGGATTTAAAGGCCCATAACCGTACTTTCGAATAGTATAGTTTCTATTCTTTACATTCTCATCTACATCTTTTGTTGCTGTAGGGCATGATTCTCCGACTTTAGTCGTTGTTTTATTGAGAAGGATTACTACTTTTGCTTTCATTTCTTTATTCTAACTGCACTCCCCTTCTCAGCTGCATATAAAGCAAATGATTTTGCAGCAATACTATTCAAAATTAAGGTAATGTTATTAGAATCATTTTCGTCACAGACATCACTCTCTAAACATTTAATAACAGTACCTCCTACTATAAGTAGTTCAAAGATTACTACAACAAAAACTAATCTTAATGCCCAAGTTACTGAATTCATCAATCTTTTTTCTTTTTCTCATATTCTTTTCTAGTCATCCATTTTTCTTTACCCCATCTCTTGAGATCTTTTTGTTTCTTACCCTTACCTCCCTTGTAACCTCCTCCTTGAGCTTTATATTTTTGTGCGACTAACTGTGCTTTTCTAGCTGACCATTGACCAGGTTTTCCTCCTTTAGATCCAGCTTTTACCTGATTAAATATTCGTTTTCTTAATGCAGGTTTTGTGTATTTTGAATCGTCTTGTGCCATTTAAAATCTGTTTTGTATTGGCTCTTTATTAAGAATAACAGGGGGAATACTATCAGAATATGACCTCGATACCTCTCTCATATAATGAGGATTATTCATTTCAAATTTTGGTTCATTTCGTCCTATATATGAAACTACAAAATTACATTTATCGGATTTTTCTTTTTTTTGTGGCAAAAATGGATCTGCAAATCCTGCTGTAACCATCGAATAATCATTGTACATATTCGAATATTTTACAGGAAAACTAGGATAATAACCTTGACTACCAGCAAATCTCATTATCCCATCTTATTATTTAAATTATCTTCTATATATGATTTAAGGAAAGGTATTACTGGAATCTCCATAAACTCTGGTCTATCGTCGATTTCTTTTTCATCAGGATATAGTTTGTTAAATTCCTCTATAGTCCCAGGAAATTCACTAGGCATTTTATAATTTTTTGGATTGACTTGTATAGTAGGAATAGGTTTTCTTGATCGTCTGTCAAGTACATTTTGTATTGTCCGATCTGGATTATCTCCTAGAAGTTCTTTGGGCATCTCACCGCTTAATACCATATCGACCATATTTTCTAAAGATGGTTCAGTATTAGGTATGTCCCCAGCTGGAGCGTTAGGGTTTACATGATGAGCTAACATCATATTTCCAAAATTTTTATTAGAAAACATTATTACATTCCCTGTTGTTTCATAGCTTGTAAGAAATCAGCTGCTCTTTGTGAAACACTAGTTTTTGCATTCTCTACTTGTCTTTGAGCTAATTGTTGATCTCCGGGGCTTCTCATAGATAAACTACCCATTGGAGGATTACTAAAAGCCTGTCCGTTCATTTTGCGTAAAGTGTCTTCGTAAGAGTGACCTATAGTGCCTGGCATTGTTTTAATTACTATTTTCTCAATTCTACTAGTAGTATTTACATAAAAAAAGACCTAGAGCACCACCTCTAGGTCGGAAATCACTTTACTTTGCACACATACATGTTTCGATGAACCATGCACTTTTCTACACTAGCGGTTATAAACCTTTAAAGTCAACCTATAGCTGGAGCTGATAGAGCAACTGGTGTAGACTCTGCACAAGCTAAATCAAGTGGGAAGTTGTGAGCGTTACGCTCATGCATTACTTCAAAACCAAGGTTAGCTCTGTTAAGGATGTCTGCCCATGTAGGAACAATTTTGCCGTTAACGTCTACAACTGACTGGTTGAAGTTAAAACCATTTAGGTTGAATGCCATTGTGCAGATACCCATTGAAGTAAGCCATATGCAAACTACTGGGAATACAGCTAAGAAGAAGTGTAAACTTCTACTGTTATTAAATGAAGCATATTGGAAGATCAAACGACCGAAGTAGCCATGAGCTGCAACGATGTTGTATGTTTCTTCTTCTTGACCGAACTGTAGCCATAGTTTTGTGACTCAAGACCAGTTGTTTCTCTAATTAGAGATGATGTTACCAATGAACCATGCATTGCTGAGAATAATGCTCCACCAAACATTCCAGCTACGCCAGCCATGTGGAATGGGTGCATAAGAATGTTGTGTTCGGCTTGGAATACAAACATAAAATTGAATGTACCAGAAATACCTAAAGGCATTCCGTCAGAGAATGAACCCTGTCCAAATGGATAAACTAGGAATACTGCAAAAGCTGCTGAAACTGGAGCTGAGTAAGCTACACAGATCCAAGGTCTCATTCCGAGTCTGTAACTAAGTTCCCACTGGCGTCCCATATAAGCTGAGATACCGATGAGGAAGTGAAAGATGACCAATTGATATGGTCCTCCGTTGTATAGCCACTCATCAACTGTGAGGGCTTCCCATATTGGGTAAAAGTGGAGTCCGATTGCGTTTGAGCTTGGAACGACTGCTCCTGAGATGATGTTGTTTCCATATAAGAAAGAACCAGCTACTGGTTCACGAATACCGTCAATGTCTACAGGAGGAGCTGCTATGAACGCAATTATGAAGCATGTCGCTGCTGTAAGTAGGCAGGGGATCATTAAAACACCAAACCAACCAACATATAATCTGTTGTCTGTTGATGTTACCCACTTACACAGGGACTGCCAGCCTGCTAACAACTCGGATTGATTCCGACGCTGTAGAACTGATGTTGCCATAATAGTCCGTTGTATTGAATATAAAAAAAGCCATCCGAGATGACTTAACATAACTATACAATACAGATGTCTTGAACTCGTGACATAAAAAAGAGGGCTAAAACCCTCAATTTTACTGTGTTAATCAGTGATTAGACAGATGTTTTCTTGTCTTTAGTTTTAATTTCGTAGTGATAAATAGAACCACGATAGACATGTGTATTTTTGCCAGGTACAAGAACTAATTTTGAATGATCCTGATCCTTTTTTTGATAGGCAACACCACGATAAGTAAGTTTTTTCATAGGTTATACCCTGTAGACAATATTTAATATAACATTTTTGTAACAACCGCTACCGTTTGTGAAGATACATTAAATCTTAAGAAAATATTAATATATCTTATATATAAAAAGAATCCCCTCTCTGGTGTTCAAGCAGGAAGGGGAAACTTTTGTATGCCTTCTAAGAGAGATCATTTTCTTAGAAGAGTCACAGAGCTAGGAGGCAGCTGTGTACAAATTTATATTGGCAAAAATAAAACTATCTGCATGATTTATTTACAAACAGAAATAAAAAGAGGAGTCGCACCACCTCCTGTCCCTCAAGGCAGTGCGATCGTTTGCTAGGTGTAAGAAACAGTAAAAATTACACCTTCCTCTGGGGCTGCCACTGTTCTTCTTCGCCCCTGTTCTATAATAGTATCAATATAGATTTTATCTACCTCCCATGACAGCAATATTTAAGCCAAAATGTATTGGCAAAGTGGCCGTAGATTCTGGAGTAATTTCTGTTATAGATGCAACACACATAAAAGTTAGTAAAGGTGGTGAAATTAATCTTCCTAGTTATAATTTGTATACATCTATAAATACGGAAATTGGTGATGGAGAGTACAACATCTACGAATGTCGAGATGACGCAGGAGGACTTCGCAAAATCATTATTGATATCCAATAAAACGGCTGGAATAGATCCTAGAGAAGATTATAGAAAATGGTTACGCAGCACTCTTCATGATGTTTTAGATAAAGCTGTAGCTGGCGACGAAAAAGCAAAAAATTTTTTAAAAACTGCATTGGGATCTTTAATCTTATGGTCTAAAGAAGAAGACATAAAAATTAATTTTGATCCTTGGATATGGCCTTATATTGATCTATTGGAATTGCAGAAAAACAATCAAAATATTGATTGCTCCCCGTGTTCTGTAGAGGATTAACAGGTTCTTTTTCTAAAATAATGTGAGTTTTCCATATTGGATCAAAAAAATATGGAGGTCTATGCCAGAAAAATATTTTATTTTCTCTATCAATAGCCCATTCTGGATATTTTTTATGCCATCTCATTCCAGCGTTATACTGTTTATCTGCTTTTAATGAAGTACTATCACAATATAAAACATCACCAGGATGTAACATCCATCTTAATTTTAAAACTTCTTTAAAAGCTCTAAAATAAGTTTTTATTCCATTTTTACCTGTAATTCTTTTCTCTATAGATCTCGTTCTTTTATTATTTTTTCTATGATACCAATCGTTTAACTGCCTATTTGACTTGCCAACAGCAAATCCGACATGCCAAAGCCAAAACCCTTTTTCAAATTCCTTTTGTGGTGTAAAGAAGATTTTACACATTTGCCCCTCGACAAAAAATTTATAGGTAGTAAACTTGCGACGACGATAATTTTTCATTATGGAAGAGTTACTTAAAATTATTCAAAATGATCCCGAACTATGGGAAATAGTTGAGAATGCAAAACATCCTGATCAGGAACCTATGGAATTTTTTGAAAGTGTTGGTAAAATGCTTGAATTAGAATTCGAAGAATTACATAGAACAGATTTAAAAGATAAACTTGCCGGTTTATTTGGTGGTTTACCAAAAAAAGCATACATAATGGCTCCCTATCTATTACATATAGCATTGGATATGTTTTTATTAAAAGCAAGTATGGATGAAAAATCAATAAAGGACTATTAAGATGCAATTTGGATACGTATTATGTAACCAGAATAGATCTAAGATCTTAACCCTAACAAAAGATAAACAAGTTAGAATGATAACCTCAAACAAAGAGAATATAGAAAAAGCTTTTTGTTTAAATAACATGTCTGCTGTAAAATCTATTTACGAAAAATTTAAAGAAAAAAAATTAGTAAAAGATTTAATAGTAGTAAATATTCAAGAGTTCTATAGGGCAGAGTAATGTTAAGGTTCGTATTTGATTGTGAAACTAACGGGTTACTTCACGAATTAAATACAGTGCATTCTCTTGTATTAAGAGATATAGATTCGGGTGATATTACTAGCTGTTCCGATCATGACGGATACGAACCAATAGTAAATGGATTATATATGTTGTCTCAAGCCGATCTGCTTGTAGGCCATAACGTCATTAACTTTGATTTTAGAGCTCTTAAAAAGGTATATCACAGCTTTAAATTAAAGAAAAATTGTAAAATCAATGATACTTTAATAGTAAGTCGAGTACTATGGCCTGAGTTAGAGCCAGTGGATGAAGCAAAATTTTCTCACATACCACGAAAGTACAGAGGTAAACACAGTCTTGCTGCATGGGGTGAAAGGTTAAATGTAAAAAAAATTAATTTTGAAGGTGCAGACAAGTATGAAGAAAGGTGGGATATATGGTCTGAAGAGATGCAAAAATATTGTGAAGGAGATACTTTAGTTTCTTTAGAACTTTTTAAATATTTTGAAACTCAAAGTCTTGATTCAAGATGTTATGACTTAGAGCATGATTTTGCGAGAATTATGGCTAGGCAGGAAGCTTTTGGATTTCCTTTTGATGAGAAAAAAGCATTTGCACTGGTTAACGAATTAAAAAAACAAAGAGCTGAGATAGATGATCAGCTACAAAAAGTATTCCCACCAATCTCAGTAGAAAGGTTTTCTGAAAAAACAGGAAAACAATTAAAAACAAAAATTACAAAATTTAATCCAGCATCACGAAAACAAACATCTGAAAGACTAAAAGAAAAATATCCAGAGATTACATTTGATAAAACTGAAAAGGGTAATGTCAAATTAGATGATGATGTACTAGATGATTTAGGTAAAAAATATTCAGAAGCTGCACTGTTATCTAAATACCAATTGCTTAATAAAAGGTTAGGACAAATATCTGAGGGTAAAGAAGCTTGGTTAAAACATAGTCAAAGATATCATGACGGAAGAATACATGGTTCAGTAATAACTAATGCCTGTGTATCGGGACGATGTTCACATCGTAGTCCAAATCTTGCTCAGACACCTCGTGTTGGTCAACCTTATGGAGCCGAATGTAGAGCTTTATTCTATGCTCCTAATGGTTGGAGACAAGTAGGTTGTGATGCCTCTGGCCTTGAATTAAGAGCATTAGGTGCTCAGTTGGCATACTTTGATGGTGGAGAATATTCAAAATTAGTTAGTACGCCAGGTTTTGATATTCATACTCATAACGCCAAATTGTTTGGAATATATGATGGTCAAGGAAAAATAGAAAAACGGACAAGAGAATTAGCAAAAACACTAATTTACGCAGTTCTTTATGGTGGTGGTCCAAATCGTATAGGCTCAATCCTTGATTCAAGTTTAAAACAGCAAGATCGACAAGATATGGGAAGAGAAACAATTGACACTTTTTATAGAAACCTACCTGCTATAAAAAAATTAAAAGATAAAGTAGATGAAAAGGTAACTCAAAGAGGATATCTTATTGGGATTGATGGTAGACATTTACAAATCAGGTCAAGACATTCAGCTCTAAATCAATTACTTCAATCTACTGGTAGTCTTTGTGTAAAGAAAGCAACGTGTATTCTTTATGAAGATTGTAAAGATAATCATTTACGTTGGGGAATCCATTATGCATTTGTAGCTCACATTCATGATGAGATACAAGCACTTGTAAAACCACAACACGTTAGCCTCTACAAAAAACTTGCAGTGGATTGCTTTCGAAAATCTGGAGAGTATTTTAAATTGCGATGTCCTCTAACAGGAGAGGTAAATGAGGGAAAAAATTGGCAGGAGACACATTAATTATTGTCACTTTCACCATGTTCTAATTTAAGAAATTCAACACATTTATTTATACAATCGTTGTCGTCACCTTGAATTGGACAAGATGATATACATTCAAAATACAAATCGATTGGATCTTTTGTTTTCATATCAACACTTTACATCACTACACATTAAAAATACATTGAGTACAATTTCTTAAAACACAAATTAATTATGTTTAACAAACTTCTTTTAGCAAGTGCTGCTTGCTGTACTTTGTCAACTCCTGCCTTTGCTGGCCTGTATTTAAATGGGGAATTTAATCAACAAAGCCAAGGGAAAGAGTGGAATGGCAATGCCATAGATCTTCATATCGGCTATGAAGGGACATTTGGGGAAAAAGGATCTTTCTATATCCAAGGAGGACCTTTCCTAGATAACCCTAAAAATGGGGACTCCGAAACAAGAGGATCTGGTAAAGTTGGTGCTGGTTATGAGTTAGCCGAAAATACAAATGTATATGGTGAACTTTCTGTTGTTACAAACGATACAACCGATAATAATTGGGGTACAAAGTTAGGGGTAAAATATAATTTTTAAATAACACCCTCAAACTCATAGGTCAGTGCTTTTTGTGCTGACCTTATTTACATTTTAAATCTATGTCTAATCAAGAGATTCAAGAATTAATTGATCAATCCATCGCAATAGCAATCAATAGGCATAATCGTAACGCTTCAATGATTAGTGCCACATTAGGATTTATATTTATGGGAGCTTTTGCAGACGGATTATTTAGAGTCTTAGGAGTGATACCACCTTTCATGGACATAGACGTAAGTATTATTACTCAGCTTTCTGAAAAACTGTCCGTTTAAAACTTATTATTTTGAAGTTTTATAATCCGTTTAAATTTATCAAACTTTACATTTTTTTCTTTAATTAAACGGAAAAGATCCTGTAGCTCATTATTCTTTCCAGTCAGATCATCATATTGTGAAATCATAATAATACTTAATAGAATAAAATACTCTCTTGTCATATTAGGATAAATAAGTATAGTAGAACCGCCAGAGTAAAGTTTATGAAGCAGAATTTAAAACACAAAGAGAAGTTAGAAGACATGTCTAACGATGAACTACTTGAATTGCAGGATGGCTTTATTCAGCTAAGGTTACATGCAAACCGCTATCTCGAAAAGATTGCAAACATTGTGCATGCCCGTTTAGAACATCAAGTTAAATCATGAATTTAATCATCTGCTGTGCTGTATACAAAGGAGATACAGTCACTGATCGTGGTCTTAGAACCATGTCATTTGAAATCCCTGGGGTAGGTAAAAAACCTCTTAGTATTCCTATTAAGCTACTACCAAGTTTTGCTGCAGGAGAGACAACAGCTCCTAATGCTTTTGAAGAGGATACTAATATTCTTATTAATGGTCGTCTTTACCCAATGGATGGTGTCATGTACATTGTCCCAACCCAACCTTTAATTGGGGTAAATAAATCCATTAAGCTTAATCAACTATCACTAGCCGGTGGTGTTGGTTTTATTGGAAACCAAAAAAGAGAAGATGCATTTAATTTCGGATTAATGTGTCAGGCTCCACCTCAAAAAGGAATAGGACACACTTGGCAAGATAGCCTAGGTTTTCTTATAGAAAGCTGGGGAAATGATGCAGATAGAATGAAAAAATTCTTATTTGTAGGTCGTCAATTATCTTTAGGGGGTGTTTTAAAATTTGAAGCTTGGAAAGATAAAGAAGGAAAACTAAGATCAAATTACAAAGTAAAAATAAGATCTCAACAATATTCTTTCTTTGGTAAAAATCAAAAGGAAGAAGAGATTATTAACAAGATTGACAAAGAAATTAAAGATCTTGTTTCAGATAAAAAAGACCCTGTTGCCGAAGATGTTCCATTTTGATATGGTATGTTCGATGACCTTAACAAAAACTTTACTTTCTTAAATTATGACTGTATTAGATCGTTTTAAAGATACTGATAAGTATCCTCGTCGCCTTAGAGAAAAATTTGCCACACTAATTGGACTCAGAGATGAGAAAGCATTATTTCTAAAAAAAGAAGAAATGGATCGTTGTGGTTGGCATGGCGATATTACTGACTTTCCAAATGCTTCTGAAGAAGAATATGAATTTGGAGATGGCACTGTAAAAGATGGCATCATGTTTAAAACTCCACGTTTAATTATGCTTCGTGGAGCTCACAATACTGACCCAACATTCTTAGAAAGAAGTGATAAAGATCCTGTTACTGGAAGAAATAAAAGTACGATTATGGGTTTTTATGAGGATGCTAAATACCAATGGGATAGTTGGAAAGAGGAACATAAAGGATCTCATAAGACTTCACCTTTTAAAGTAAGAAGAATTATGTTGGTTTATTTAGTTAATAAGGATGGTAAACCAGCCCATAACAAACCATTAGTTCTTTCATTAGGTGGTGGTGCCCAGAAAAACTTTGTAGAAAAATATTCTCAATTTCTAGAACAGCTAGAAAGTTCCTATGCAAAGGCTACAGGAGATACAAATGCTGAGGGATTTGGAGAAAAAATGTGTGCCTCTGTCATATGGACACCAACTTTCGGTGTTGTTAAATATGGGGAGTTTGATGCGAAAGTACTTTCACCTAATAAATGGGTTGAACCTACACCATCAACAATTGCTAATTTTTGGCCGAAAAAGGATGAGGACATAGATAACTATGAAAACATTCACGAATGCTTCCCTGTAGAGGCTTACGGTAAGAACTTCTTTAAACAGATGCAAGAGGAGGTAGGGATCAATGCATTAGCCCCTGGGGTCGATATAAGCACTGCTCCTGTTCTTCCAGCTGCTGACAATCTTGGCGAAAGAAACGTAGAAACTGGTGAATTAGTTGGTGGTTTAAGTTAAAAAAATTTAAAAATCTGATAAAGCGGATAACTTTCTCGTAATTTTATCCGCTTTTTTTATGAGCTTTTTTGCGGAGTCTCTATCCTCACAAGCAGTAGCTTTTTCTAAAATTTTTACAAGTTTAGATGTTTTTAATTCAACAGACAAATTAACCCTCGTAACTTTGTACTCGTACATTTTTATTATCGACCGCAAGACGTTTAACCAAAGCTCTTATCATTGCTTGTCTCTGCATGACTAGGTTTACTAATTGCTTTGATGCTATCTTTACACTTTTTATATCATTTAAATTTTCTATTTCATTTTTTACAACAGTAGCTGTAAACTCATCCTCTAGTGTTGGTGTACAATCTAAAGGATCTAGAGTTAATTCAATTAAATCAAAAGATGCCATAATTATGAGGATATATTTATTATTCTACGTTACATATTGACAGAAACCGTACACAACTTACAATTTGACCAAAACACTTTACAATGGCTGACCCTTTAAGTTTTGTTCAATTACTTGAAAAAAGTAAAGAGATTGATGAAATCTTACAATCAACTAATGATGCTGAAGAAAAAGAAGAATTAGAATACATTTGGAATTGTCTGAAATCTAGAGAAGAATCGAAATTTGACGCAATAATTAGTGTCATAAAAGATTGTGATAAACAAATTTCTATAAGGGAAAAAGAAATTTTAGAATTAAAAAAGAACCAAGATTATTGGAAAAGTAAAAGAAAAACTATTATTAATATCATTAAAAATGCTTACGAAAACAAATTAATAAGTTCTATGCCTACTGGAAATAAATATCAGGCAACAATAAAATCCGTTAAATCCAAACTAATTGATGATTTTGATAATTGGTCAAATGAAGAAAAAATTAAATTTGGTTTAGTAAAAGAGACTTTTTTAAAAAGAATATTTAATGGTGAAATGTTAAATAAATCACAAGAAAAATTACCTGATAAAGAGCACTTAAGAAGGGCATTAATCGAAAACCCAGCAGCTGCCCCCTCGAAGGCGAAATTAGTACAGAGAGTGTCACTGACATACAACTTAAGAAAAAGATTAAAAAAGGGTGTCTAATATTGAATTTACATTAACTACAACTAAAATAGTAAAAAAAAATCATGACAAAAAAAGAAAAATTTAACAAATTTATTGAAGATGCAGCTGTAGAAACTGAATCTGTTTCAATTCAAAATATGTTAAAAAACTACAAACAGAATCTTAAAAAGGGAACTATCGAAAATTACCAACTTTTCGACAGATAAATCCAAAATACAGAGCGTCTATCCTAGACATACCTACTTGGAATAACATGTCTGGTCAAAAAAAACCAAAAGTATTTGGTGGCACCTCATTACCACTTGAATCTATTTTTTATGAGGGGTATGAAATTAAAAGTTTGAAACATGGGAATACAGGATTAGTTTTATATAAGTATCCAAATAAACTTTATAAATGGGAAGGTTGTTGGACTAGTTGTATAGAAAGTGCTAAAACAGGGGTAGAAAAATTCTTACAGCAAACCAAAAACAAAAAAACTTTTAAATAATGTTAACTATTGAAAGGTCACTGATGAGTAATTTAATGGATGATTTAGCTAAAGGTATCTATAAATATCTTTATGAATCTTCAACAGAATTTGAAGGTAATCATTTTGTGTTAGTTCCTATTACTGATGTTGTAAAAAAATTTCAAAGAAATCATAGGACTATTCAAAGAAGGATTGCTGCCTTAAAGGATGAAGGATTACTTATACCAGTGATAAAGAGACATACAATAACTCTTTATCAAATACTAAATCAGGAGGAATAATGACTACAGAAAAAAATCCACAACATGATCCTTATATAGAACATCTTGATTTTTTACTATCTTCTTTTACCGATAATGGTAGATCATTAAGAGGTTTTACTATAAATCCTCAAGAACTGGCAATAACTATGCTCACAGCTGGTCTTTTATCAAACTCTAAACTGATGATCAGTCCTGATGATGCAATTAAATCTGCTTTTGATATACATAAGAGGATTCAACACCATGTTGCTAAATATCAAAATTTACAATTTGCTTCCAAAATTGAAGACTGTTTTGAGGAAAGGCCGCCAGAAGTAGACCAAGATTAGGGGGCGATATCCTGTCAACAGCTGACTATTTATTCTTGGATTATCGTTCTAAAGGCGACACAAGAGTTACTATAAATGGGTCAAGGCACTATAAGACTCCTTACGGTGCTCTACCATCTGTAACCACAATCCTCTCGGCAACACAAGGCAATAAAGCAGCGTTAGAAAGATGGGCTAAAAAAAATCCCGGAGGTCGAGAAGCTGCAGCTGCGAGAGGAACAAAAGTTCATTCCTTAATGGAAGAATATTTACTGGGTATTGACAAAGAACCAGTCATTGAAGACAAAGAAATAGCTGAATATTGGGAAGGATTACCTAAGAATTTAAGTAAATTGAACAATGTTATCTGGGCAGAAAACCCAGCAAATGTTGACGATTATGCTTGGACTAAAGGATCAGATGGTGTATCTCGTGTTTGGCATCCAGGCTTTAAAGAAGATGAGACATATGGATGGGCTGGAGCTCCTGACATTGTCGCTGAATATAAAGGCCAAATAGTTTTAGGTGATTTAAAGACATCTACAAATCCTTATTGCTCAAAATGGCCTGACTCAAGTACACCAAAACATGAATATGGTAAGAAGAGATCTGGGTTTATGAAATATCAAAAATGTCAATTACAACTTGCTGCTTATGCGTTAGGACTTGAACACACAATTAATATAGTTCCTGATTTATGTATGACATTCGTTGCTACAAGAGAGATATCTCAAGTCTTTGTAATTCAGAAACATACTATTGATAAATACAAGAAGAAATGGAAAGATATAGTTACAAAGTATTACGAAGAGGTTCTCCCTTCAAAAAAGAAGTCAGAGCTTGAGATGGAGGGGATAAATGGAGATAACACAGACACGTAATAGGTAGGTCTATGTAGCATAAATTAAAGGATATCAACACTAACTGTGGGGTACAAATCCTAAGAAAAAAGAAAATTTCCCTATATATAGGGGTTTCTTAGTCAAAAATAAGAGTTACTCTCATACTGTTAGACAAAAAATATTGAATAATGCCAACTGCACCCCAAGAACCAAATAATCATTTAAAAGCGGGAGAGATTAATTTTGACCTTATCCCAAAGGATTGGGCGTTAACTCCTCTGCAAGGTAAAAGAGCATATATAGCTGGTTGGACTACTCAACCCTACTCAGTGGAAGAAATAAAACGTGAGTTTGATCAGGGAAAGGCAACAGGAATTGGATTAATAACAGGTGTCTGGTCTAACAGTGGTGGATTGATATGGGTAGATATAGATGGATCAGAGGCTATAAAGGGTCTTGAGGAGCTCGCAGGGGCTCCTATATCGGCTGCTTTTCCTCCTACCCTCACTATATCTTCTGGTAAACCTGATAGGCAAAGAATGCTATTCAGTATTCCTTCAACAAAATTAAATCTTTTACCTGATAAAGCAACAATAAAAATAGGGATACCTGCTTTTGAAATTCTTTTTAGATCAAGGCAAGGAGCAATAATGGGTAGTCATCCTGATACTGATGGCTATTTTACAACCTCTCATGGTGGATTTGAATATGCAAAGAATCCTCCAGAAATCCCTGAATGGTTATATGAAGCAATAGCAAAATCTTACCCTACAACAAAATATAAAAAACCTATTAAATCTGGGATTGTCACTCAACAAGTGAATCTTGATTATGAAGAAGGGTCAGAATATCAATTAGAAGAATGTGTCAATGAAGCCAAGATATATCTTGATCATTTAAATCCTGCAAGATCGGCTGACTATGACGACTGGTTAAAAGTAGGTATGAGTTTAAAACAAATAGATGAGAGTTTATTAGCTGACTGGATTGATTGGTCAAAGCAAGCAGAAAATTTCGAAGATGGTGTATGTGAAAGAAAGTGGGACACATTCGAAATTGTAAGTGGTGGTCCTGCTCCAGAGAATCATTGTGGTTTACATCATCTTAGAGCAATGGCTAAAGAAGATGGTTATATAGATGTTGGTGGTTTTGTCGTTGAATCTCCAGAAAACTTAGCTAAAAAGGCAAAAAAAGCCTTTAAACAAGATAATGCAGAACTACCTATTCCTTTCGTAAATCAAGTATTAACAGAGTTAATAGGTGAACCTTCTAATGTTGAAAGAAAAACAATTAGAGAAAATATAAATAGTAAAGGTAAACCAAAAACACCACCTGCTTCGGAATTAGCCGAAATGGTCACAGGGATGGTTATTGAATGTGGCTGGAGATATGATCCTAAATATGATACTTTCATGTTTTATCAACGTAAAAAAGGCACTTGGAGGAGAGAAGAATATAAAGATGAATATAAACACTTCGTTCAAGATTTATTTTTAAGAGAAAGTATTCCTACTCCAGGTGGTTTCACATCTCATCTTTTATCTGATGTAACAAATTTAACAAAAGCCTATATTACTCAACCTTATTGGAATGACGATCCTGATAAATTAGCTTTTTTAAATGGGGTATTAGAAATGAGCACTGGAGAATTTTTACCTCATGACCAAGAAAATTATTTAACTTGGGGTCTTGACTTTGAATATGATCCTAATGCTGAGTCTGGTCCTATAATTCAATGGCTTAAGAAGACACAATACAATGATGAAGAAAGAGTACAGGTTTTGAGAGCTTGGCTTAAAGCTTGTCTTGTTGGTAAAGGTCATGAATTACAACGGTTTTTAGAAGTCATCGGCCCTGGTGGTAGAGGAAAATCTACTTTTGCTAACCTATGCTGTGCTCTTATAGGTAATGGAAACTATGCCTCTACAACGCTTAATCAACTAGAACAAAGTCGTTTTGAAATAGCCTCAATAAAAGGAAAAAGACTTACTTTAATAAATGACTCTGAACGATATGGAGGTTCCGCACAAATTTTTAAAGCTTTAACAGGAGGAGATAATTTAAGATTTGAAGAAAAAAATAAAAATGTTGGTGAGCCTTTTGTTTATACAGGAATGGTTATGGTCTGTGCTAACGAACCTATTCAAACCACAGATAATACTTCTGGCCTTACTAGAAGAAGACTCACTGTTGAATTTAACAGACCTTTATGGGACAAAAATTCTGAAGCAATAGAAATGATAAAGCTTGAAAACGGAGAAGTAAAAGGGTTATGGAAGTCTTATTTGCCAGGATTAGTAAATTGGGTACTGCAAATGGAAACGAAACAAATGAGAGAATATCTTCTTGATACATATGAAAAAGTAACCCACCTCAAAGCGGTTAGAAATAATATTCTTCTTACAAGCAACAATCTAGTTGAATGGTTACAGTCTGAAGTAGTTCATTCTCCTGAATCAGTGTCTGCTGTAGGTAAAAAAATACCAGCTGCAAAAGACGCAAAAGAAAGATATGTAAACAGTAATTTTCATCTATATGCTTCTTACTGTTCATATTGTGAAGATACAGGATCAAAACCAGTAGGCCAAAAAAGGTTTATAGCTTTGTTATTAGATTGTTGCAAAAATCAACTTGGAATGAAGGAAATCTACAGTTTTAGTAAAAAAGGAAGACCATTTATTAAAGGATTAGTAATAAGAAATAGTGATCAAAAATATAAATCTTCAGAAACTATACTCCCAGAAAAGCAGACGTAGGAAGGGATATAAAAAAAACTGATATTATATATTATTTTTGTTAAGTAATATTAAGTAGTGTTACAAAATGTAACAAGTGTAAAATATAAAGAAGATATAAACAACCTAATGACAACAGTTACAGAATCAGGTGGTCGCCAGAATATTTACTCTGTTGAGCCTCGCACTCAAATAGATCCTAATTATGAAGGTTATCCGTTAGAAGCTGAAAAAGCAAATGGAAGATGGGCAATGATCGGTATTGTTGCTTTATTAGGTGCTTATACTACAACTGGTCAGATTATTCCTGGCATTTTCTAAATTACCCCCTTTATTATCATGACTCCTGAAGCAGAAAGATTTAATGGCTGGGCAGCAATGCTTGGTTTCGTTGCAGCAGTAGGTGCATATGCAACTACAGGTAACATAATTCCTGGCATTTTCTAATGAATAACAAAGATATTTTTCTTAAAGCACAAGGCAGAGCAGCAATGATGGGATTCATCGTTATATGTGCAGTTTATAGCTTTACAGGACAACTTATACCCGGATTTGTATAATGGACATTCAATCTTATTCTAAACCAATTGAAAAACAAAAAATAATTGCTGAGAGACTTAATGGTCAATTAGCAATGTTAGGTGTAATTGCAGCAGTAGGAGCTTATTTAACTACTGGTCAATTAATCCCTGGTTTTGTTTAATGATATTAGAAGATTCTTATCTAATATCTAATTTTTCTTCAATCCTATGGGTGTTTTATCCCATAGGTTGTTTAATTCTTATAGAATTAGTTTTACGTGCCATCGATGGTGACGATGATGATGACCAAAGTGGCGGTATCATGACTCCTATTTTTCAAAAAGCAAAATGAATCACCTTTATTTCACACTTTTAATTTCTTTATACATTTTTAGTAATGTAGGATCTGTTGTATTTGCGTGAACAGAATTTTTTACAGCCCGTATTACTCGTTATATGAGTTTATTTTCTTTGTTATTGTAGGTACAATAGCAGGAATGTATGGTTTTTTAGAGGTATAAATATTTATTTTTTGTGTTTATGTTGAGGATAATCTTTAGCCATTGCTTTTTTAGATAAATTAAAAGTATCTCCACCACCTTCATGTCCATGAGCTATTCCTAATTCATGTAATCTTGAGTGTTCTTTAATTTCATCTCTTAAATTTTTACCTCCTTTGCCAAAAGTCATATAAATTCCATAGATCAATAAAAGTAAAACCAGTAAACCAATAAATACAGCAAAAGCTGCACCTTGGCCTAAATTCCCGTGAGGAATAAGAGTTTCTTTGCATTTTTCAATTTTCTCTGCATCTGCCCATGTACCTGGTAAAGTATACATTGGGGGACAAGATAAAAAATAATTCATAATTTTGATACCTTTAGTTCATTTAAGAGTTTTGTCCAAACACCTTGTGATGCTTTTTTAATTGATTTTTCTTCTTTAAATATATAAAGAAGTCTATGATTGGTTTTTTCAAGATCATAAAGATCAACCATCTTCTCATATAATATTTGACTTACTCTAAAATGAAAGGCTAAATGCCAGCAAATCACATTATTTAACACATAAATAACCTAAATATTTACATCTTAAACATATTTATAATTTTGTCTCTATTGTGGTTCTGTAGGCCAAGTGATGTTATATGGATCGGATTGTGTTGGCACATCTCTGAGTGCTTTACGATAAGTCTTCCAATCATCACTCACCGCAACTCCTGTTTCAGATGCTCTTGCAGCCACCCAATCTGTTCCTTGTAATTTACGATCTCTTTCTGATCTTACATTTGCCCATTGTTGATTTATGAGAGCAGTCTGCTCATCTGAAGTTGTGGATTCTACCTTTACAGTATATACTTTACCATTTTTAACATAAGCATCTACAGAAGATAGCTTTTGTGTTGGTGTTGTATAGGGAAGAGTCTGCACAAGTTCAACAACATTATTTGCTGTCAAAAAATCTGCATTAAGGCCAGCAGCACTAAAACTTGTATTAGGAAATAGTTTTTGAATAGTACCAGTGTTTTTTACGGTAGTACCATCTATAATTGCATAATTCATGATGATGATAGGTAAAATTTAACGCCCGAATAGGGCTCTTTCTGCGTTCCAGTTATTAGATACTTCTACGTCTGATAATACTTTATTTTTATAAAATCTGTATATGGAATAACGTCCTGAAAATTCAGAAAGATCACCTTCACTACCACCAAGATATAAGTAAAAATCAGAACCTCCGTATATAGTAGGATTACGGTAATTAGTATAATTATTACTAGAATATTCAGTATTGTTTAATCTCACACCATCTATATAAAATCTTTTTTTACCATTACTAGCATCATTCACAAAAGCAAAATGATGCCACCTGTTTTGTAACCATCCGCCAGTTCCCAAATTTGGAACTGTTACATCATCATTAATATAATTAGTACCAGTATTACCACCTCCAGAATAATTATGAAACCAAGAAACGCCAGGATTTCCACCACTACCTGGTGAAGAAGCATTGATCGCAACAACACCTAAACGGTAATTTCTAGCTGTACTATCACCAATACTTCCTATAGTAAAACTTGTCGGGTATTTATACATTATAAATGATGCGTGCCAAGTAACCTCCCCATTAGTACCAAGATAAAACCACATATCCACGCTATGATTTGGATATGTAACTAAATCAAAGTCACTACTTCTAAATACTTGACCAGCTGTATAAGTAGGATAATTAGTTTCTGGGTATTTAAAATATGCAGGGTTAGATCCAGATGCAGCAGTATAAGTTATATTTGTGTCATAATAAACACTACTTATACTACCTACTAAAGAATTTACTTGAGATCCAGAACCAGAATATGAACTAGAGTTTCCAGCATCTACATGAAAAACCAATCCATCTGTAGTAAGACCCCCTGTTGAAGAAGCAACTCTGAGACGATGAGATAATGTCAAGATAAATCTCCGACTGTTGCACCATATAATTGACTACCCACTTTGAATAACTCTATCGCTGTAGGGTCGGAACCTGCTAAGTCTGGAGCAGACCCACCTCGCCACTTCATAGTAGGCCATGTCAAAGTATAGTTAGATCCAGTTGCTGTTACTATAAGTAGCATTGATTGACCACTGGTTAAACTATCGGTTGCAGTTCTATTTGCTCCTAATGTCCAAGTCTGAACCATTCCGTTATCAGGATCTAAAGCAACAGAAGCAGCATCAGTAATAGCAAATACATTTTCGTTTATTGCATCTTCGAAAGTAATTGAACCTGTAAAAGTGTCTGCATACTCTAGCTGCCCTACTGCTGTCGCTCCACTGCCAGTTATACTTTTTACGTGTAAAAATTTACTAGCTGTCGCATTATTATCTGGCAAAATCATTGTGTATGATTGACCAGCACTGTGAGCAGGTGACTTTAGCTTCACACCATGTGATTGTGCCGAGCAGTTTAATTGGAGGGTACCGTCTGTAGACCCTGCACCTTTTATTTTTACAATTCCTGTTCCATCTGGAGTAAATACTATATCTCCATTAGCTGTACTTGTAGTTATTTCTCTTGTTAATACGTCTAAATTTCCTCCAAGCTGTGGACTCGTGTCCTCAACAACATTACTAATACCCCCTGAAGGTAAGTTTGTTAAATTGGCACCTGATATAGCAGGTAAAGTTGCAGGAAATCTTGCGTCTGGTATAGTTCCTGTATTTAAATCATTAGCATTTAAACCGTCTACCGATGAGTCTATTAATTGTGCCTTAGTCTGTGTCATTTATTATTAAAAACTTAATTGTTAAGTCAATTTTACGATAACTTTATTTACGAAATCTTACTGTTTCCATCATTGGTTTACCTAATTCCTGTTCATATTCTCTTTCTATTTCAAAATCATCTACGTCTGTTCCCGCTTGACTATATTTATTCATTCCTTTTACAAATCCTGATAAGAAGGTCTTACCTCCTCCATTTGCCATCACTGCTGGAAAATCGTTATCACCCATATTATGCACCCATCCTATTTAAAAAATCAGCAACTCTATCACCAACTGGAGTCTCCTGTGATATTGCGTTCATGGGATTAGTTTTTTCAGCCGCCCTTTTATTTGCTTGAAAGTAAGGGGCACTAACCATATTCCCTTGATTCATAGTATCTTGTTGCCTTAATTTTGGATCTGACATTAGAGAACTTTGATCAAA